GTCTGTCCGCCAAGGAGGAAAGGGAAATCTCTCTTGACGCCGACTACGAGTGCCGCCACAGCCGTATGCACAAGCAACGTGCTGCTGATGAGAAATCGTTTAGGTTGCGTGGCTTTCACGAAAAGCCACCCCGTCCATGCCCGAAATACATGGAGCCTAAGCTGCTTTCGCCCGCGACCAATTATCATTGGGCGCGTAACATGGCCATGAGGCACAGACTACGGACCGGCACTGAGACGCACGGCCCGCGTTGCCATGTTCCCGATCTTGAGGACCTAGCTTCATCCGCTGGGTTCTTGGCCCTTAAGAAGGCTACACCTCGGTTCATCCGCACCAGTGAGTTACCTACGGGGACATTCTCGCTCTTACAAAGTGAGTTTAACTCCCTGCGGGGCCAGCAGAAGAAGCTGGCACAACTCCTCTTGCAGATGGGCTGTGTGGAGGTTAACCCTGGGCCGCCAAAAGTCAAGATCACCATGAAGCGCCAGACACGCCGGAAACAGGACGCCGAGTTCGGCAAGCAGATTGATCTGCGTAACCAGCTTCACAAAGCTGCCGTCAACGCCATATCTGCATCTACCGGCTTACCCCCCCAGCGTGCTGAGGAGCTTTTGGACATAGCTCCCGGCTTCACCACCACCACCCACACTGGCCAGTCATCCGGGGCATCTACATCTGCCCAGGCCCTGGCCTCTTCCCCACCTGCACCAGAACCCGAGCCCATTGCTCCAGTTGTGACACCAGTTGTCGAAGCCCCCTTGCCCACTCAACTTGCTGCATCACCAGTGCAGCCACCAGCACTTCCACCACGCATACCACTCGCCCCACCTCCACAGGCATGTCGCAGCGTTGTCAACCCCACGTTCGTTGACGCGAAGAAGAAGTTGAAGAAACCTGGCGCACCTAATGCGCCACCACCACCACCCACCCCATTAGCCCCGTCTCCTCTCAAGGCGGCGCTCACCGCTGTCAAGCTTACCGCTCCCATTGTGCGGCACAAGCTTGATGGCTTTCGCCCTGATGCTAACCACATCAGGAAGCACTTTAAGCGTGCGAATCGCACGAACCTTCGTGTCAGCATCAGGTACGCTGATGTCGACATGAACGGGGACTGCCGCCTGTTGCCCGACACTGTCTGTAAGCTTTGTGACCGCCCTTACGTTCTAGGGGAACTCAAAGTTAAGTATAGCACCATCGACCGCTCGTCCGATGAATTCAAGGAGCTCAGGGAACAAAAACCCGACCTTGATGAGGATGAGTATGCCGAAGGTAAAGCTGACCTGATCACAGACGTCCGCACTAGGCGCTTCTACTTCGCACCTCACCTCCTGTCTGTTGTTTTACAAGACGCCCGGCCTGGGATGGACGGGCATGTCTTTGAAACAAACGCTTGCTCACGCCTAATGACGGTTCCCAGCTTCCCGGTTGAGGATACACTCCTCATTGAGGTTCGTACTGGCACCGTACTCGTAGCTGTGGCTTGTGCCCAAAATCTTTTAAACTCTCGTGGACCACTGAGTGCCCGCGTTCGCTCTGCACCTCAGTGGTTAGAGACCGCCTCAAGACTCACTTGGGAGGCCTCTACGGCGAGAACCGAAAGATATACGCCGTTGGGTACAGGCCCCTTGAGACGCACCTTCCGTTACCCGAAAGCCCCTACGTGCCGCCTAAACTGGACTCTTATCTTAGTAGGCGCGGCCGTTCTCGCAACTTTCGTCGCCTTAACTTTGGTGCTGTACCTGGCTACGGGCCCATCAGCGTCGACAGGAATGACCCAGAGACTCTTCGTAGAGCCCTTGCTAAACGTGTTGCGCGCCAGGTTCCCACACCTGATGCAGCGCTACGAAAGAAGTTCGTTGAATTCGTCAAGCGTTGGGTTGCTAAACATGTCACACCCGTTGATGTGCCCAGCTTTGACGAATGGCTCGAGTCTGCTCCGTATACTTTAAGCCGGAAGAAGGAGCTTCGTGAAGTTTACGAAAAACTTCGCGGTCTCCCTCCTTCCCGGCGCCAGCGTTCCCACGTGGATTCCTTTGTAAAGCTCGAGTCGTATCCCGAGTTTAAGGAGGCACGATGGATAAATTCACGCTCTGACGCCTTTAAGGTGTATTCCGGGCCAGCCTTTCATGCTATCGAGCATCAGCTTTATCAGCTACCTTACTTCATCAAGCACGTCCCCGTTCCACAGCGTCCTGCCCTAATTCGTGCACTCCGCCGCGCCGGTCGACGTTACTACGAAAACGACTACACTGCCTTCGAATCTCACTTCACACCTGAGTTTCTTAAGGCTTGCGAGTTGGTGTTATACCGCCATGCTCTGTCACGTTACCCTGAGCTCGCCCAGGTTATATGTGATACTCTCGCCGGGAAAAACCGCTTGCGCACACGTGCTGGTGTCTCTCTGGAAATAGAAGGAAGACGTATGTCAGGTGACATGTGCACCTCCTTGGGCAACGGCTTCACCAACCTCATGCTTGCTCTCTTCATTGCTGAAGAAAATCACGGAACACTGGAAGGCTACGTTGAAGGTGATGATGGAATCTTCGCCGTAGACTTTGAGATGACTGCCGCGATGTTTGAAAAGCTGGGGTTCACAGTCAAGATCAAGGAACACTCGGACCCATGTCATGCCCACTTCTGCGGCATGACGATGACTGACGACGGCACTATCATAAAAGATCCGCGCCGAGTCTTTCAGACTTTTGGATGGACGCATTCGTTCATTGGTGCCGGGAACGGCATCATGGATGGCCTTCTCCGTTCTAAAGCGTTGTCCCTGGCATACGAGCTCCCACAGTGCCCTGTCATCGGGCAACTAGCTCGTACTGCCTTAGAGTTAACCACCGGGTGTGATATTCGGGAGGAGCAGGGCCTTTTTAGGAAGCGTCCTGATTCTTTTGATATCAAACCCTTCTCACCCACCGAGGATGCTCGGGTTCTTGTTGCGGACATATTTGGCATTTCGGTGCCAGTACAGCTCACAGCGGAAACCGCGATCAGAGATCACGACATGGTCAAGTTAGCTGCACTGATCCCACCTTTGCTTGATCCTTTCTCTGATGCTGCGCCGTATGGTTCTTGTTCTAACCTCACATACTGTGCTGCCTACTTGGAAATGGGATAAACCATCACTCACTCTCTCCTAGGGGGCTCCGGCCCCCTGGGCGGCAAGAGGCGCCGAAAGGCGCCGGGTGTTCACGACACCCCCGTCCCAGTGCGCTCGACTGTGTGCTACAGTCCGTTTGACCCGACGTTCTCCAATTTGGTGATCCTAGACCCCAGGACTGGTTTCCTGGGCGAGACATGATCCGAAACCACGGAGTTCGCCGCACGCTAGGGCACGTACAAC